TATCATACGATTTTAAGTTATATAGAAAGTTTGAGGATAAAGGTGTATCACTTCGCTCATTTTGTACTAACAATAATGCGGCTTATGTGGCCGTAGAACAAACATATGGTAATCATACCTACAACGGTCATGCCAAAAAGGATGAAGCATTTAGAAACGATATGACTAACTTTGGTATTTTGATGGAAATACAAGGTATAGAAAAACCATTTGAATGGTCTCGTAACGTAGTTCAATCACTACAATCTAACGATAATACAGGTTTATATTACTCACCAACAAGAAAACCATCTACAACATCAGAAGGTATTAACGTATCAGCAACACAAATAGATATTGGTGGTTATAAAGAAGTTGTTGATATGTTTGATGGTTATTTTACATATATTGAAGATTTTATTGATGGTATGAAACAAGTATTCCCAACACTTAAAGATGATTGGGGTATGTATATTCCAGAAGTAAAATATCTTTCACCTGAACCATTAGTAAACTATAACGATTTATCATTAACCAAATATAACAACGTACACTTTGTAGGAGATGCTTTATCAGCAAGAGGTATAACAGTATCAGGCGCACAAGGTATTTACGTTATTGAATCACTATTAAACAACTAAGTTATGACAAGAGAACAAAGAAATAAACATTTTGAAAAAGAGTTAAGGGATTATTGGGATGGAAATAATGATACTCCCCTTAATGAAGCAATGGTAAAATTTACTAAACGTTTAAAAGAATGGGAAAATGATTATGAACCCATTATAGATGAAAGTGAATATCCTAAAACACGTAAACTAACTAATCCAAAAACTGGAGATATAGCAATATGTTGGGGTAATAAGTTTCATAACTGGGATGGCCCAGCCTTATTTCCTAAGGGTAATAAGAAACAAGGGGAATATTATCTATATGGTATTCGTTATGAAATGGAAGAGTGGAAAGAGATGAAGAAACAATGGGAAGGTTTACCTTGGTATAAAACTCCTGCGATTCTTATGGATGCAGGATCAGCAAGAAACTAAAACATATTGAGATGGGGTTGGATTTTCCAACCCCCTTTCGTATATTGTAATATATTAAAATAATAATATGAAAATAGGATTAACAGGGACTATGTCAGTTGGTAAAACAACTTTAGTCAACGCTTTAAAGAAAAATAAAATATTTAAGGATTATAACTTTGCTACTGAACGTAGTGAATATTTAATGAACTTAGGTATTCCATTAAATACTGATTCAACGTTAAAAGGTCAAACTGTATTTTTAGCTGAGCGATGTGCTGAGTTAATGCATGATAATATTATAACTGATAGAACTATTATAGATGTATTAGCGTTTACTCAAGCAGCTAAATCAGTTGATCAAGTAGAATACGATTTATTTGAACAATATGCTATCCAGTTTTTAAGAGATTATGATCATATATTTTATATTTCTCCTGAAGGTATGCCTATTGAAGATAATGGTGTTAGAGAAACTGACGAACATTTTAGAGATGTTATTGATTTTAGTATTATGAATTTATTAAAACGATGGGGTCATAGAATCGATAACGTAACTGAAATCAAGGGTACTACTGAACAACGTATCAAACAAATCGAAGAAGCCATATCTTAGTAATATTTATAACAAAATATAATAAATGAAACGTTCAGACTTAAAATCATATATCAAAGAGCAAATAGTAGCTACTTTAGAAGAAGCTACTTTTCAAGCAGATAAAGGTGATCAATCATCAATAGATGCAGCTAAGAAATCAGCTGATAAAGATGATATAATCAAAATCTCAGAAATCGATGATGAAGAAGGTGATAAAGAAGCAGCTAAAGGTGCTAAATCTTTTAAATCAATGGGTAAATCCAGACGTTTAGACGCTAAGATTAAAGAATTAAAGCGTATTGAAGCTGATATGAAAACTGAACTTAAAGCCTTTAAAACAGCTGAAGGAGATAGTTTAAGAAATGCAGCTAAAAAACAGTTAAAAAGGTTAACTGATTTGAAAAAAGAAGCAGAGGCAGAAATCAAAACTTTAGAAGGTGGGATTATTTAATAAATACACACTATTAGTATTATTACTTATTTCTATATGTTTCAACTATTATAACATATTCATACAAGATGAGGCTTATACTAAAGAGTATGAAGGTAAAATAGATCTATTAGAATCAAAGGTTGATAGTTTAAAAGTTAAAAATATAGGTTTAAATAACGAAATATTAACTTTAGAAAAGGAATCAGATTCACTAGATTTAAAAATATTAAATGTTGAAGAACAAAGAAAATCAATAATTAGATCATATGAAATATATTTACAGCAAATTACTGATCTTGATGATTCTGAACTTGAACGTTGGTTACTCTCAAGATACAACGATTGAATTAGAACATAAAATAGCAAGATTAATCATCGAAGACCTTATAATGGGTGATCAAGCTAAAGAAGATCTATTACTTACTCAAGAGCAATTTGGTTTTTTAACCCAGAAAATATCATTTAAGGATAGTATTATTTTTAAACAAAGTTTAAAAATTAATAACTATGAAGATATTATGGGTACTCGTTCTCAACAACTAAAGTTATCAAAGGATTTATCTACCCAACTTCAACTTGACTTAAAGAAACAAAAAGCAAAAACCAAGTTATTTAAACTAGGTGGAACTACAGTTTTAATAGGAGCATTACTTTTTGCTGCACTATAGAATACTATGAGTCAATTAAGTATAAATGAAATAATAAAAGCAGAATATATTAAGTGTGCTAATGATCCAATACACTTTTTTAAGAAATACTGCTATATATCCCATCCACAACGGGGTAAAATATTATTTAACCTATACCCATTCCAAGAAAAAGCACTAAAGTTAATAGGTAATAATCCATACTCTATTATACTAAAATCAAGACAGTTAGGAATATCAACCCTATCAGCGGGTTATGCTTTATGGTTGATGACGTTTCATGAAAATAAAACTGTGATGGCTTTAGCCACTACACAGGCAACAGCGAGAAACTTAGTACAGAAAGTACAGTTTGCTTATGAGAACCTACCCAGTTGGTTAAAAGTTCCATCCATAGAGAATAACAAACTATCACTTAAGTTATCTAACTCATCAAGGATATTAGCAAAATCCTCATCACCAGATGCCGCAAGATCAGAAGCCGTTTCTTTGCTGATTATTGATGAAGCAGCATTCGTTGAAAACGTAGCCGAAACTTGGGCTTCCGCACAACAAACTTTAGCAACGGGTGGTGGTGCTATAGTATTATCTACACCAAACGGCACAGGTAACTGGTTCCATCAGATGTGGGTTAAAGCAGAATCAGCACAAAACGATTTTTTACCTATTAAACTACCTTGGAATCTACACCCAGAACGAGATCAAGCTTGGAGAGATAAACAAGATGAACTATTAGGTGATCCTAGATTAGCCGCACAAGAGTGTGATTGCGATTTTTCATCATCTGGTAATACTGTATTTTACGGTGAATATATTGATTACATAAATAATAATACAGCGAAAGACCCAGTTGAAAAACGAGGTACAGATGAAAACCTATGGATTTGGGAATACGCTGATTACACTAAAGATTATATAATAACAGCAGACGTTGCTCGAGGAGATGGAAGAGATTTTTCTACTGCTCATGTTATGGATGTTGAAAGTAATACCCAAATAGCAGAATATAGAGGCCATTTATCAACTAAGGATTTTGGTAATTTTTTAGTTGGGCTAGCAACCGAATATAATAACGCTTTACTAGTAATAGAAAACGCATCTATTGGTTGGGCTACTATACAACAAGTAATAGAAAGAAACTATGCAAATCTTTACTACACACAACGTGGAGAAGCAAGTGTTGATTCGTATTTTGATCCATATATGGATAATAGCAGGATGACTGCTGGTTTTACTATGTCAACTAAAACAAGACCTGTGGTGGTTCAAAAGTTTGTTGAATATGTAACTGACAGAAGTGTTACAATCCAATCTAAACGATTAGTTGAAGAGATGAAAGTTTTTATTTGGATGAATGGTAAAGCAGAAGCACAAACTGGCTATAACGATGATTTAATAATGGCGTTTGGTATGGCAATGTATATTAGAGATACAGCATTAAAGTTTAGACAAAGAGGTTTGGATATAACTAAGGCCTCACTATCAAATATAGGAGTAAATAAAGTAGCATATCAAGGTGGTTTTAATGCAGTTAATCAAAATAACCAAAACCCCTATAAGGTAGATAACGGAATAGGCGGCCAAGAGGATATAGGTTGGCTCTTATAATATTTATAATAATAAACAACGATGGCAGATAAAGGATTATTTCCAAGATTAAAAAGATTATTTTCAACTGATGTGATTATTCGCAACACAGGTGGGAATCAAATCACAACTATTGATACAAATACAATCCAAACATCGGGTGAGTTTGAAACTAACTCATTAGTTGATAGATACGGTAGATTATATGCTGGTAACCCATCATCACTATATGGAGCACAGTTCAATATGAACTACCAATACTTACGTACTCAACTATATTCAGAATATGACTTAATGGATCAAGATGCTATTATAGCATCCGCATTAGATATTATAGCTGACGAATCAACACTTAAAAATGATATGGGTGAAGTATTATCCATACGTTCATCTAACGAAGATATACAAAAAATATTATATAATCTATTCTACGATATTTTAAACATTGAGTTTAATATGTGGAGTTGGGTTAGACAAATGTGTAAGTTTGGTGATTTTTTCCTCAAAATGGAAATATCAGAAAAGTTTGGTGTATATAACGTTAGACCTTATACAGCATTTCAAATAGCACGTAAAGAAGGATTTAATCCTGAAAACCCAGAAGAAGTAGTATTTGAGTTTAACCCAGATGGTTTCACAGGTGGTGACTCAGGTTACTATACTGCACCAAGTCAAACTCCATCCCCAAACGTTATTAGATTCGATAACTATGAAATGGCTCATTTTAGACTTATATCGGATGTTAACTACCTACCTTACGGCCGTTCTTACATAGAACCAGCGCGTAAACTGTACAAACAATATTCGTTAATGGAAGACGCTATGTTAGTACATCGAATCGTTAGAGCCCCAGAAAAACGCACTTTTTACGTTAACGTTGGAGCTATACCTCCAAACGAAATAGATGCGTTTATGCAAAAAACAGTATCGTCACTAAAACGTACTCCTTATGTTGATCCAAAAACAGGACAATATAACTTAAAGTATAACATGCAAAATATGTTAGAGGATTTTTATATTCCTGTACGTGGTAATGATACATCAACTCGTATTGAAACTACACCAGGATTAACATATGATGGTATCCAAGACGTAGAATATTTAAGAGATAAACTATTTGCTGCCTTAAAGGTACCTAAAGCATTTTTAGGTTATGAAGCAGATTTAGAAGGTAAAGCAACACTAGCAGCAGAGGATATTAGGTTTGCTCGTACTATAGATCGTATACAACGAATCCTTATATCTGAACTTAATAAAATAGCATTAGTTCACCTATATGCTCAAGGATATAGAGATGAAGGGTTGACTAACTTTTCATTAGAAATGACTACACCTAGTATCATATACGATCAAGAAAAGATTGAACTATTAAAATCTAAAACTGAACTAGCACAACAAATGTTAGATCAAAAACTATTACCAACAGATTGGATCTATGATAATGTATTCCATTTTAGTGAAGACCAATATGATGAGTATAGAGATTTAATCAGGGAAGATACTAAACGTGGATTCAGATTAAAACAAATAGAAGAAGAAGGTAATGATCCAGTTGAAACAGGTAAATCATATGGTACACCTCATGATCTAGCCTCACTATATGGTAAAGGTAGATCATACAGTGATCCAGGAAACGTACCTGTTGGTTACAACAACGATAAAGAGGATGTGGGTCGTCCTAAAGACAAAACACGTCGTAATAAACAAGATTCAAACTTCGGTAAAGACAGATTAGGTTCACAAAATAAAGATAACGAAAGTAACTCTATTAAACCTAACTTCAAAGGTGGCCCATTAGCACTAGAAGATGCTAAAACTACCTACATAAAAAACCAACACCTATTTGAGGGAATGGATAAAAAGAAAGTAACAGTTGAAAATAAATCTAAAAACCCATCATATTTAGACGAATCTCAACTTAAAGGTTAATATTTATAACTAAATATATATTTGATGAATATCAAACATTCAAAGTATAGGAATACGGGTATCTTATTTGAATTACTCGTCCGACAGATTACTGCTGATACACTTAAAGAAGGTGAATCACCTGCTGTTGACCTATTAAAAAATTATTTCTTTAAAAGTGAATTAGGTAAGGAACTTAAGTTATACGAAAGTATAACTAAATCAAAAGTCTTAAGTGAAAATCAAGCATCTACCTTCATTTCTACTGTATTAGAACAATCAACCAAGTTGAATCGTTCTATATTACGTAAAGAAAAATACAACTTAATCAAGGAAATTAAAAGTTTATATAACATAAACGAATTCTTTGCTACTAAAGTAAAAAACTATACACAATTTGCTTCAATCTATACGTTAATCGAATCTCAAAATTCAAAAAACATAACGAATACAGAACAGATTGTAAATAATAAAGTAAATTTATTAGAACACCTAACTAAATCAGTAGCATCTGATGAGGTTAAAAACGATGTTTTAAGTGAATTCCAAACATACGATAAAGATATAAGAATCTT